TTGCAGAATCTGTAGAACCTGATGCAGAACTAGAGGCTTAACCCCCTCTTTCCTCCCAAAGACCCCCCTACCCCAAACAAGAACGGGGTAGAGAGGGGAGGTTCCTCCGCTGCAAGCAGCATCTCGATGTCAGTCTCCTGACCCCTCGGCTTCGAGATAAGACCAGCCGACCGGATTATTCGGGAACTGCCCCCTAGTCATAAGACATACCGGCTATCCGCTTTCACTCCACGCAGCCACGGGTAAGGCTCTTACTATCGTGCGGAGTACGGTCTGGTCAGAAACAAAAAAGCTGTTTGGTCTGCACCCTGGTGAGAGTCCCTTGGGGGTAATCAAGGGCAGGGCACATACCAAACAGCTCTATCCGCTCTCACACAGACAACCTGATTGTAACCAAGCTCGCTAAGGCGCGCTAAGGCGCGCGAGCTATCTATCCGACGAACGGTAGATTGCTAGCGATAGACATATGTTCCTAGTGTGTCATAATCCATCTTGCTGTACTTAACCAAAGGGGTAATCATGAAACATTTGAAGTTAATCGAGTCCGATCTGTATGACATCAGGCTTAAGACTGTTCACATTATTGAAGGTTGCGCCAACATTCATCGAGTGCTTGCAAGTGATTGGGACTTTATGTCTGAGTATCAGGTCAAGGTCATTGAACGCTTGATCGGTGAAGTTGAAGAGCTGAAGCATATGCTCAACCATATTAAGACCCGCGATGCTCGCAAAGACATTAGCACTTGCTTTGATGAGGAGGCAGCATGACTAGCTTCGATACGGAATCAAGACGTAAAGCGATATGGGCCACTGATGCTCGCAAGATCGTTGATGGCCGTGCTGCTGATGTTTATTTGGAAAAGACAGGGCAAGCAGAGCGAGAAGACATAAGCCACATTGAAGCAGTGCAATGGGGTTTGAAGTTGCAGGACGTCATTGGCCGTGAGGCTAGTGCCAGACTCAAGATGGAACTCAAAGAAGCAGATTACGAGTTGTATCACCCTGAGCATACCTGGATGGCTAGTCACTTTGACTTTATTAGTGCTGATGGCACGACACTGGTCGAGGTGAAGAACTACAACCAATCAAAGAGGAATCAATACGATGCAGAGACTGGACTTATGCCAGCCGCTGACAGAGCGCAAGTTGTTCATGAAGCTACGGTACATCGGGTACAGCGTTGTGTACTTGCGGTGCTCTTTGGGGGGCAAGAGTTGGTGCTCATCGACAAGGAAATATCGGACGCTGAGAAAGACGCGCTTATACGCACCGAAGCTGAACTATGGGGTGCAATACAGGCCAAGCAGCCTCCAGAACCAACGTCGGTGGATGCGGCAAAAAAACTCTTTCCTGTTAGCACAAATAGATCATTGATGGCTGATGCGACAGTTGAACGTCAGTGCGGCTATCTTGCTGCCATTAAAAGTGAGATCAAAAAGCTAGAAGATAGGGAAGCCGAACTTCAGACAGCTATTCAGAAGATGATGAGAGATTCAGAAGCATTAGTCACCTTTGATGGTCGAGTGCTTGCAACATGGAAGTCTGCCAAGGCATCTAAGCGTTTCTCTGCTGATTTGCTCAAAGCAGAGATGCCTGAAGTCTATGAGCGTTACGTTATCGAACAACCTGGAAGTCGGAGGTTTTTAGTCAAATGAGTAATCTAGTCGATCCAACAAAACTTGATCAGTCGATCATTGATTCAATCGTACTTAGAGGAGATTTGAGTGGACTCAAGGAAGAGCAACTCACCGGCTACTATAACTACCGCTGCCAACAAGTCGGACTCGATCCTTCTGCAAAGCCGTTCGATCTTCTTGTGCTCAGTGGGAAGAAAGTACTGTACGCGAATGCAGGTGCCACACAACAGCTCTGCAATCTGCACGGATTGTCCACTCAGATCACTAACCGTGAACGAGTTGAGGACGTGTATTTGGTATCTGTACGATGCACTGGAAAGGATGGAAGAGCATCTGAAAACCAGGGAGCAGTCGATATTAAAGGACTCTCCGGTGAACGTCTTGCCAACGCGCTCATGAAAGCCACAACAAAGGCTATTCGTCGAACTGTACTTGCTCATGTCGGACTGGGGATGCTTGATGAAACTGAACTCGACACTATCCCGACTAACCAATATCAGAAGGTTGATATGCCGGTTGCTACGCCTTTACAACCGCTTGCTGAGGTCATTGAGGGTAAGTACAAGGTATTAGTTCCTGAAGGCGATAAGAGCAAGGTTTACAGCTCTCACCAGGATGAAATGCAATGGCAGGATAACTTCTTTGGTTTGATCTGCAAGATCGCTGACAGCAAGAAGATGACAACCGAGGAGAAGAACGCCAAGTTGGCGTCACTTTTTCGGGTCAACCACGAAACCATCAATAACTTTGGCGGGGTTGCAGCCATTGCATTCAAGAAGCGCTGTCACGATCATTCGGTCGAGGATCTTGTCGCAAAAAAAGTAGTGACTCTGGAGGCGGAGGAAGAGGTAGTGTTCGATTGACGCAGACGCAGGCAGTGCTTGAGCGTTTGCAACAAGGAACGCTCACGCAACTGCAAGCCTATGCAGAGATTGGTTCAACAAGACTTGCAGCCAGAGTCGAAGAACTAAGGAAACAAGGTCACACCATCGTGACACACACAATCAACCGTAATGGCAAATCCTTTGCCGAATATCAACTAGTGAGGAAATAATGGGTTACGAACAGCAACAAGGCAGTGGCGTACTTTTCACCGTTAAAGAGAAGAAGTCTGACAAAGCACCAGACTGGTCAGGAAGTTTCACATGCGATCAGGCTTACAAGCCTGGTGATGTGATCAAACTGTCAGCATGGACAAAGCGTAGTGCTTATGGCGATCTGATTTCGATCAGGGTTAATAACTTCGTACCAGGTCAGCCTGCAAGGCAAGGCCGTGAGGTGAGCTACCAAGACGATGACAGTGTGCCGTTCTGATGTTATGCCCTAAGTGCGCCGAACGTGGTGAGCACAACGATACGATCATCCTAGAGACTCGCAGGTATGGAGGCAAGAAGCCTGCGAACTCTTGGGTGACACGCAGGCGACGCTGTGTCGCTTGCTTGCATCGATTCACCACCACAGAAGTCATTAAAGGCGCTAATGACAAGGTATGGGACGCTGCATTGCGAGAGGATATGGCATGACTAAAGAAGACATTATCCGCATGGCGCGGGAGGCGGGGTTGGCTTACGGGTCTGACGAAAAGCCATTAGGTTCTGTAACACGCTTCGCTGCCCTTGTTGCTGCTACCGAGCGTGAGAAGCTGGCCGCATGGATGATCCAGCGCGGCTACGCAACAGGACATGGCGACACGATCAAAGACTTGCTGAAAGAGCTTGAGTGGCAAATCGCGGAGCGAGAGCGTGAGGCGTGTGCGAAGGTTGTCGAAGATTACTGCGGTGCATGGGATGACGGAGGTTATGCGCTCACCGCCGCCATACGAGCAAGGGGGTAGCAGTGACAAAACTGACAGAATCCCACATGAAGGTGCTTAAGTATCTTTCCAAACGAAAGACTGAAGCCACATTCAAGGACATCCAACTGCAAACCAGGCTTGGAAGTCCAACAGTCAAGTACGTCATCCGTTCATTGCTTTACAAGGGCCACATCAAGAAGCGAACAGAGAAGATCAATTGCGTGACTGAGCGCTTCTATACCTTTTCGAGTTGGGAACCTGTAGAGAAAGAACCTGTTAAGAACCCTGTCAAGTTCGCTAAGACGCGTATTACGATAGAACCCAAGTTCTTCAACAATCCGTTTAGTGTAGGTGCTTCATGAGTGAGATGACCAGGGAAGAGATGCAGGCCAAGATGGAGACATTCTATGCGCTCACTAGAGAGCTACGAGCCATGCTGGCAAGAACTGATCACAAACTCAGAGTCAGAGAGATGTTCATCCATGCCTTGCTTGACCCTGATGCTTTTGGCTACTCAGTAGAGAATGCCGTCAGGGAAGAAGCCTGGAAAATCCTGCAAGGAGAACGCGATTGAGCAAGCTAGGAAAGACCAGAGGTGCCAGTTATGAGCGTGAGGTCTGTAACGCGCTTACAGAGCGTTTAGGAACCAAGGTGACGCGTGTACTAGGGCAAGCAAGAGATGGAGGCTCAGACATCGATCTAGGGCCGTTTATGATCGAATGCAAGCGTCGTAGGAAGATAGCGCTCTATGAATGGATGGAACAGGCCAAAGTCTCATCCAAGGGTGAGAAGGTGCCTGTCGTGATTTGCAGGGCTGATGGCAAGGAGAGTCTAGTGATCTTTAGGCTTGACGATGCGATCACGCTCATGCAGAATGAATTGTGACTCCGCTGAATCTGCCAGTAGGTTAAGCGCTTGAGGCAAGCGAGCAGATAGCCTCACCTGTTGTCTCCTCTGAGTTGAGCTCTTCCCGACGAGCTTTTACCCCGTCATCACCGACGGGGTTTTCTTTTGGCAGTCTTTGCGGATTCTCGAAAATTCTTGGCGGTGGGGGAGCCTTTACTACCTGGCTTTCTCATTCTCTCGCCAGAACCTGCTGCAATGCGAGCACGTTTAGCATGAATGTTTGCGTATAAACCTGGTTTCATCTAACACCTCCAGCGTCTTCGAGCGGCCTTACCTCTTGGGCCAGACCATGATCTTGATCGGGCACAGAAACTTTTCTTCCTAGCCTTTTCTCTTGGCGTTGAAGGGTTAGGTGCAGGCGCTTGCAGATTGGAGCCTGTAGCCCTGTTATAAGCCTTCCTACCGGCCTCTGTCATGCCACCACCTTCAGCCACCGACTGAAAGTGCCTACCCTTACCACGCGTTGTCTTTGCAATCGGGTTTGCCATGCTTACCTCATCATCAATGCTTCAGCTTCTCGACGCTTGGTCAGTCCTGGTAGCACCCTGCCTGCAGCTTTGTTCCACTTGCGACACTCCACTGCTGCACCTTCCCAGTCATTAGCATCAATACGTTTCTTGAAGGTCGAGATTCTGTAGTTGCCTAGCCCACAGTTATACGCCCAACTGATGACTGCAGCAATACGTCTAGGGCTTGCAGAAACAAGCCGTGGTGAGAGTTTTACCAGCCCGGATACGAAGTGCCTGACATGTTCCTGAAGGGCAGTCTCAGCTTGTTCTTTCGTCCAGACAGTGTATTGCCTAATATCACGGCCAGTAGCACCATAACCGATAGTCCAAGGGTCGCCACCAGTACCGGGGTCAGGATAAGCACAGCAATCGCCGTTAGGAAGGCGTTTAGCATAGCCTTCAAAGGGCTTGATGAGTACGTTGATGGCAAGCTCAATCGCTTCATTCACTTCTGGTACTTTTCTATTGATCTACCAACAAACCAAAACGAAATGACCATGGTGAAGAGTCCAAAGTCATCTTCATCCCAGGTCTTAACTAAGACCTCTGCCCACGGTGCATTGCTTTGAAACGCAAGAACAAGCGAAGACGCCTTGACTGCCGCATACATACCAAAGATAGCCCAAGTAATGCCTGGACGAACCAACGCTGAGATGCCAGCCACAAACCAACCCGCTGCTTGAGCCGTTTGACTCTGTTCTTCAAAGGCCGCTTTGATGGTGTCGAGTTGCTGAACGCTGTAGTCAACATACTTTTCCTCCATCTTAAAAGTGCCGCGCATCTTCTCAAGATCGGTCTGCAACTGAAACATGTTCAGTTCATGTTGGCGTTCGTTCTTCTTATCGAGGAACTTTAGAACCTCTGGAGCTAGTCGGAACAAACCACCAAAGATGCTGCCAAGCAAACCACCACTAAGTAACTCAAACATAGTTATCCTTTTGCAGTGATTTGATCCGAACCTTTTTTAACCGTTACTTTAGAACCCTCAACATCAACCTGCATAGGTTGCTCGGCACGGTCTAACTTGTCTAAACGATGGATCAAGTCTTTAATCACTTCAAACTCAGGCTTTTCTTGCTTAGGTGCGGTTCCAGCAATACCGTTAAGCATTTGAATCAGCGCAGTAAGTGAAGCGCCAAGCAAGCCCATAACAGCGGCGATCTTTTCGCCCTCAAGGAAAAGAGATGCACCAACACCTACGATCACGATTAGGAAGATATACAGTAAGCCATCTTCGCCAATGGCTTTGCCTGCTACTTCTTTGGCCGAGTCTTGCGCTTTAAGCTCTTCGAGCCTAATCTTAGCTTGCGCTTTAAGGACTGCTAGCTCGTGAGTCTTATCATCCATCACTTGTTCAAAATCTGATCAATGCGCGTATGCGCTTTATCGGCTGTCAAATGCAAGTGCTCAACCTTAGCTTTAAGTTCTGCCAGGTCTGAACGAATAGCCACATATGCACCAAACGCTCCAGCAGCAGCACCAATCAAGGCTTGTATGACTACTGACATCGACACTTCCATGCTATGACTTCCCGTTGCCCGCTGTGAAGTAAGCCTCCGCCGTGCCTGACTCAGTGATTGCAGCAATGTAAAGCGGCTGAGTCGGACTGCATTGACCAGGTATGGTGTACGTTCTGATGTCATCTTGAATGGCAATCAGAGCATATTGCGCAGTTGCAGATGGAACCGTCACCGTTAATGCGGGATTGGTGGTTGACATGCGGAAGTACACGGGCTTGCCAGAGCTTGCATTCTCATGACTTGTAACCAGCAATTGGTTGCATATCGTGTCTGGCGTTAACGTTACAACTTGAGAGGTTGTCGTAGCAAGAATCTGAACCGTCTTGCCACCAGGCTCAAAAGGATTAACGGTTGCCATTCTTGCTCCCCCATTGCTGCGCTGCAGTCATGGTGCCATAGCATGGCGCACCATTGGTGAACTTAGGCTGGAAGTTAGGGTTTACTTGCTTGGTCGTGCCTTGGCTAGGCTTTAGCACCACCTGTTTGCTCACTACTTTCGTCATCGTCATCATGCTTTGTTTCCTTCATCAAGGATGGTAAAAACACTGTGATGGCAAAGATAAGCAATGCGGCGATCCGCTCATAACTCGGCCCCCACATTGTCCAGCAAGCTAAGGCAAAAGTCATCGACAACGCCAAGATTGTCAACACCCTCGCCACCACTAACTTCAAACTAATGCGTACTACCTTCAACAGAAGATTAGAATCCATGTTCAGCCTCATGGGGTTAATTAAGGTTATCTAGTCTACCTTAACTATCTTCATCTTCGTCTTCATCCATAAAGCCTCTACCCCAGTCAGCATCACTCGCTTTCAGGCGTATAGCTTCTAACTTCAATGCTCTGTCAATAATCTTTGACTTATCGGTAAGGCTTGCTTCCGGGTCTGCCATGACTTCAGCCAAGAGTTTGCTTATCGCAGCCTCTAAGTCAGGGTTTATGCCCGACTGCTTACGCTTCACCGCATCATGCGGCGCTTGGGTTGGCGCTCAGGCATTTTGTTCATAGGCTGGCGACCTAACGCACGTTGCGCTGCAAGCGAGCCTGCAACTTCATTGCGCCCTGCCTCGGCAGCTTGCGCTTCCTGGCGCTTCATCTCTTTATCGCCTTCCGCTTTCATCATCATGTCGTAGTTCATCGCATACCTCTCTTGGTTTTACGCGCTGTGGAATAGGCTATGGCCGCAGCCTGCTTGACTGCAGCTCTCTTACTGGCAGGTCGGCTTGTACCAATCTTGCCACTTTCTTTGAACTTCCGCACCATCTCACCGATGTTGCTAGAAATAGTCTTTTGACTACTACCTTTTTTAAGGGGCATTTATTCCTCCGTTGTTTGCAATGGCCTAACTGCTGTACCAGTTGCCAGCACTCCAGGTATCATGGCATTAGCACCAACACCTGGCCTATCAGCATAGAATCGTTGCGCTCTTCTTGCCACGCTTCCACGAGTTCTAAGCAACTGAGAAGCTAAATCAGTCCCCCTGCCAATTAGCGCAGTGCCTAATGCCCTACCAGTTTGCTCGGCAGCAGTAGATGCAGCGCCTTCTGGTTGCCACCTAGCTCGCAACCTAAGCTCCCTTCCTAACTTACCAAGCTCATCAATATCCATGCCTGTGCGTCGCAAAAGTTGTTTATTGCTACTAGCAAGCATGTCACCTAATTCTTCAAGACTTATATTGCCCTGCCTTATGCCAGCCTTGCGATACAAGTCTTCTAAGATGACTGTGTTTCTATATTTAGGTCTGAGCTCTGCAAGTTGTTTGGCGATTTGCGGATGGTTTCTCTCTACTGATTCGTCAATAACATTGATGATGTCGTAAATTTCATGAGCTTGACCACGGTTTGAAGAAGACCTTGCCGCTTGCGCTAACGCATTTCTCATGCGTTGAAGCGCTTCGCCTTCTACCGCGAATGATGCTGGATTTGCACCAGGTCTCGATGCAAGACGTTGGTAGTTATTGATAAGATTCAATGCTTCTTGCTTGACAGGATTTACTGCTGCAAAACCAGGCAATTGCGTTTCCATTTGGGCTATGGCTCGCAATGCGTTAATAGCTGGTTGATCAATTGTAAAAATTCTTCCTTGGTAAAGATTGTCAAAGTCTTTCCCCAAAGACTGAAACCTTTCCGATATGAACTTGTCGTCAATTTCGTTGACTTGCTTTCCTGTTCCTCTGCTAGCAAGTTGGTTGGCACGAGTCTGATTTTGTATTGCGTAACCAGTAGCGCCTTTCATGGGAATAGGCTGATCTGCTTTTGCTTGCGCAGGAGAGATTTTGAAACCAAGCCTCTCAGCCTTTCTTGCAGCTGCCTCACTTGTTGCCGATGTTTCGCCGACAACAACTCGACCTAAACGTGGGATAAGCGGCAATGTTCCAGCGCCTAATTCACCAAGCATTCTTGCGCCTGCAAGTTCCTCGCTTGGAGGTTGTATACCAACTCGCTGACCGTAACGCTCAATGTCTTTTGTTGTTGGAAATAATGTTTCTCTATCAAACAGTTTTTGTGCTAAACGCTGGCGAGCGCCTGTTGTTTCACCAGGCTCTTTGACACCAAGAAATTCTGGTGCCGTTTGAAACGCAAACTTTTCTATCTCGCCAGGAGCACCTAACGCACCGGTCACAGCACCATAGGCCGTAGCCCCTAAGCGTTCAGGAATAGATGGTGTGCTGTACTGATTTATATCTGCAATAAATTCGCCGCGAGCAGGCTGCTGTTTTGCGGCAGGTTTTTCAAAAGGGTCAACTATTTCAGATGGCTGTTTATCAAACGGATCAATGATGGCTGATGTACTCATCGTGATGCTCCGTATTTGTTTTGCCAATAAGCTCTAAGTTCTGCATCTGTTGCATTTGGGTTTCTAGCTTTTGCAGCGGCAACCCAAGTATCTATATCTGGAACGTTTGACGCCCCCTGCGAACCAGAAGCTGGCCTGTTAGATGTTGGTCGTTGGCCTGTTATTGCAGGCATATCAGCATTGAGATTTCCTGAGCCAGCTCTAATCGCCTCTTCAGTCACTGAAGGCAAGCCGAGAATTCTTTGCGTCTTTTCATCTAAACGCTCTCTACCTCTACGCAATACATCAGTTACATCATCAAGTGTAAAAGGAATGGTTCTTTCAACATCCTTCAACACGTTTTGCAAATCTTGCCTTTGTTCAGCAGTTGCGCCAGCCATCCTTGAATGAGAAAGGACGCCAGTTTCGATCTCCTGCCTAACTTTAGCCAAATAAATCGCCATGTTGATAGCACGATCACCCGCCCTTGGCCTAAGAGCAGAGTATTGCTGTACGTTGAATTTTGTTGCAGAAGACGCAAGCCCTTGACCTTCAATTTTTGTAAGGGCTAAGTCAAGACTATTCGCAACCTGATCAAAAGCTCGTTGATCTTGTGCTGTCATTTTGCGCGCGGCAGCAGCGGTCAAACTACCAAGAACTGTTTCGGGGTCTCGGTTAATAACGCCTGATAACACTGGGCTTTGTGCAGCACCTGGTAACGAAGCTATGCCAGCCAAGTCTTTTGATGCGCCAAGAATGTTTGAATGCACTCGTCCTGCAAACATCAAGTTGTTTTGACCAACTTTACCCGCACCGGCAGTCGCTGGTTTTACACCAGATACAGTTCGTGTAGTTCCAGCTTCGTTAATTTGAACAACGTTTCCGTTTTCATCTACACCAATCGTCTTAAACTCGCCTCTTCTTGCGGCAAGTTCCTCTCGGCGCATTTTTCGGTCTTCAATAGCCTTGTTAATTTCAATCAATGACTTGGTAGCTTCGCCTCCAGCCTTTGTGGCCGCATCAAACATCTTATTAGAAGCATCGTACCGGCCTTTAGCTATGTCTACATACATAGAACCGCCTTGTATTTCCGCCTCTAACAAAGCCTTGAACTTATTTGCTTCTGCTGTTTGCCCAGCTGACTGTGCTCTAAGCGCAGAGTCATAAAGAGCTTTAACTTCTTCTAGCTTTTGCCTTTGCGTATCAAGCGCTTTTTCAAAGATTGTTTTCTCACGATCAAAGACATCTTTACGTCCTTGCCTGTATCCATCAACCATGCCCTTCATGGCTTTCAGTCCAGCAATGCCGCTACGCTTTGCAGAACCTCCTGCTAGCGCACCTATGAGCATCATTGATACCGCAATGGTTTGTAACTGTTCTGGCGTTTGCTGGCTAGGTGCAAACTCAATAGGCTCAGGCCGCATGGCCGTGTACTTTTCTTCAAGCGCTGCCGTATCCTTGGCTTGCCTTTCAAGCATCGTGCCATAGTCTTTAGCACCTTTATCCCTCTTGGCTTGCAAGTCAGTCATGGCCCTTTCTATACCACCAAGACTTTCTTTCATGACTTCTGGACGCAGTTCTTCTGCGCGAGCGCCACGCTCACGTTGCCTAGTGAGCTGTTCTTCAATCGTGCCAACAGGTTTGGTTGGCGGTTGATTTAACTGAGACGTTAAATCGTCAATTGGATTGCGAAGACTAGTGACGCTTGTTGTCATGATTAACCACCTAATGGGCTAGTTAAAGGTGTCTTCCTAGCCTGCGTCGCAGGCGTTTGCACAGGTTTAGCAACTTCAGTTGATGGCGTCCCAGCAAGAATACCGCCTGCTGCGCGAAGTGCTTCGCCCAGTGCATCAGCCACTTGTGAGTCAGCTTGGTAGCCTGCAAGAATAGCTTGCTGTAGATACTTGTCTGAGATGCCAATGTTCTTCAAGCCTTGGTTGATCAAGTCTTGAGCGCCACGTTGTTGCATCTCAGTGGTTCTTGCTGCTAGTTGTTGCTGTGCAGTGCCAGACCTTTGACCCATGTTTGATAACGCTTGACGCTGCTGCGCTTGGAACGCTGCAATTTGTTGCATTTGCACCGGCGTTAACTCGCCACGCATACCAGCGCCGAGCTGTTGCTGGCCTACTTCTCTAGGAGCCTGGCCTAATTGGCGCAACTCACCTTCCATCTTACGGGCCTGCTGGTAACCGCGACGAGCCATAAGTGCTGCTAGTGCTGTCTGCCCTAACGCCGCACCTGTTGGCGTCTTCAAACCTTCTAAGACTTGTCTGGCACCAGATTTAACAAGGTCGCCCATTTCACGTTGAGGAGCCACACCTTGATCTATCGCTTCTTGCTTGAAGTCTCGAACCTGTTGCGGCCCAACAAACTCATTAGGCATTGCAGCCATTTGAGGGGCAAACGATCTAGTCATTGCTGGCTCAAACTGTGGTTGAGCTTGCGCTGGCTCCATCGTATCGGTAGGGTCTGAGTAAATAAATGCGTTACTCATATCAATGGGTTGAGATACAGTTTCTGGCGAAAAGACTTGGTTATCAAATCCTTGCTGTCCAGCAGGCGCCATGTCTTCATAGTTACCAAGAAAGTCACCGTTCTCAAACTCAGGCAATCCCGTTGCAGGATTCATGGTGCCAGCACCACCTCTAGACTTTAGTAGTGCGGCCTCTTGCGGTGTGATGTGCGCCAAGATAGTATCTTGTCCACGGCCCTGCCTGCGTAGCATCTCTGCTAAGGCTTTGAGATCGAGGCCACCACCGAGAAGTGCGGCAAGTTGTTTAGCCATGATTAGATTCCTAACAATCGACGTAATTTCAACGATCTAACGTTCCACACTGGTTCCTGTTTCTCTTCAGGCGTACCCTCTATATCACCTAGATAGCCTTCTGACAAGCCCGGCCTGATAGGTAGTATCTGAGCAGATTCTTGCACCCTACTTCCAGG